ACCGAAAAGCGATAAAAGAACTGATCAAACCAGTCATGGATTTTTTGAGCAATTATCTAAGATTATCAATCTTAGATAAAATGTTCAAACGAGTTATGACTGATGCTGATTTAACTCAGTTCGTTGAAGACGTGGAGAAGTTGCGGGGGTATGGTGATCAGGAGATTGCCGCCTCTACTTTTCCCCACGAAGTCAACGCACTTTGGAATACTGCTGTTAAGGTAAGAAGGATTCTTGTCGAACAAAAATTGGATCCACAAGTCTACCGCGAGCTGCATTTTGCGTGCGAGGCTCTGAGTAAGTTTAGGGCGCAACATTATGTTGCGCTCCAGAACTCTTGGGGTGCTGTGCGCAAAACGCCGTTCGTAGTGGCACTTGTGGGTGCATCTGGTTGTGGTAAGTCAGATGTGGCACCTATGCTTGCAAAGGATATGTGCCACCCTGGTAACTGCAATATGGATGTAGCGACGACAAACATATCTGACCTCATATATTTCTATTCTGGTATTAAACACTGGGATGGTTATAGAGGTCAGCCTGTTTGTTTTTGGGACGATTTTGGACAGAAAAAGGAAGATGCTAATACTACCGCAGAGGAGTCAAATTATCTGTGGTTCATTAAGTTGATATCTGGTGTACAAGTACCATTACCGATGGCCCATTTGGACCAAAAGGGAATGTATTTTAATTCTCCGTTAACTATTCTAACTCAGAATGAGATATACCCAGTGCCAACTAGTATAGTGTGTCCCGAAGCTGCCCAATTGCGTGTCAATGTTCGTTGCTACGTTACTGAAGACAAGTCTAATCCTTTCGAGCCCATTTATCCTGAAGAGGCTATAACATATGATAATGGATACGTTGAACAAAGAAATCAATTTATGCAGTATCATGTGTTACCATCTGTACTGAAAAAGGGGCCGACTGTGGTTTCCACACAAAATATGGAGTCGCTGCCTACATGGCGACCCAAAAGGAATGAGTTACACTCAATTTCTTAAGTATTGTGTGGATAAGTTCAATCAGTGGCAGGAAACCTCCTCGG